AGGAACAAGCAGCCGAAGCAACCAAGAAGATTATTGATCTTCTTGAGAAGGAAAAGATGTTGACTTTTGGTGTAGAACAGGTAAACTATCGCTTGGGACATGACGAGGATCGACAGAAGAGCAACTATCTTCTGAAGAATGAAAACGGTCATGTCTCAAACAAGAAGTCTCACATCTACTGGATGTGAACCCACGGGATGTGGGGGTCTAGGAGGCCCAGCCTTGCTTATAACGAGGTGGCAGTAGGTTCGAATCCTATACATCCTACTTTTGCTAAATATGGTACGGAGAATTTAATATGCCAGAGTTTAAAGTACCAACAGGTTGCAGAAACGCAATGACAAATCTTCATAACGCGCATACAGCGCGTTTTAATAAGGTTGTTACTAAATTAAAACAAGCACACGAAAATGATAATAGGGAAAGTGATAAACTGTTGGGCGTGTATATGAACACTCACCGAATGCTGCACACTGTAATTAATAATGCCATAGACACCCATAACCGAGGCGAGCATAAAATAGCAACATCAGATCTTAAAGATCTTAAAAGTGCAAGCAAAACTGCTGAAGATATTCATTCCTCTTTGACGCGAGGAATTAGAACTGACGGACGGTCAACTACTATTATGGAACCGACTGGTCATTTAGAACGAATTATAAAAAATATAAGAAAAGGCAGTAAAGCAATCAATCCAGTTTCGATGGGTGGCAAAATAAAAGATGCAACTTTTTTAAGAAGACAAAAAGCAATAAAAGCATCACGAGCCGCGCAGCAAGCAAGAGATAGAAACAGCAACGCTTAAATTAAAATAATTCATGTAATTGTTTATTATGGAAAATCGAAACATCATCGATCATTATCACTATTGGACTACCGATGCTATTAAAGCAGATCTTGATACTAAGCGTGGCAATTATTCAATTGTCTGCTGTAATATTGGCAATGATTTTAATATTGCGACCGTCATTCGTAACGCTAATGCGTTTCTTGCGAAGGAAGTAATCATTTATGGCAACAAGAAGTATGATAGGCGCGGCACTGTCGGTACTCATCACTATACCAATTTTCGTCATGTTCGGTCTATTGATGATTTGGGAGAATATATTCAGGAAGAACAAAGCCGAGGATCTGTTCGAATAATTGGAATTGATAATGTTCCCGAAGCAAGGAATGTTAATTCATTTCACTTTGATCCATTCACACATTACATTATGATCTTTGGTCAAGAACAAATTGGTATTCCCCAAGATGTTCTTAAGATGTGTGATGATATCGTGTATATTCCACAATATGGATCAGTTCGCAGCATTAATGTTGGCTGTGCAAGTTCGATCATTATGAATCGGTATTGCGATATGATTTCTAATTATGATTACAGATCGTTTTAAATCTCGTTACGGGCAACTACGCACAATCACAGAACAAGGTGATGGTTCATTCATCGTAGAAGGTGAATCTCTATATCATCGTTGTGGTGCTACAGAAGATGGAGCAGATCTTTGGATGGTTGACTTTGAAGGTGGTCCATTTATTTGTGTTGGTGATCCTCTGCTTGGTCATAAGAATTATGGAATCGTCAAGAAACTCGAAATTTTAGAAGATGATCGTGATGATTATTTTAAAGTCAAAGTTTTCTGCGACTAAATAATTATATGGCGAACCCATTTTCAGACAACATCGATCCATCGCAACTAGAAAGTGATTTTGGTTTTAGCACAGTTAATGAAGATGAACTGAGCGGACTAATTACACCAGCAGTTGGTGATAGCGAAGAAATCAACGCAATCAAAGCCAAACTTGATATGATTCTTGAGTTGAACTCTACTTGCGAAGGTGCAATTGCAGTTAAGAATCAATACGATGAATTACTAAAGGCAAGAATGTCTGAGATTGAAAAAGTAATTCTACCACTTCTTGCTAGTCTAAAGAAGAACAAAGCCAAAGATTACATCTATTGGCCAGGCGCACAGAGAGAAGCAAAGTGTGATCTTCAAATTCAAAAGATATTGAACTTGACTCGCGCTAAACTGTAATCTATAATACAATCTTGCGGGTGTAACTCAGTGGTAGAGTGTTGGTTTTCCAAACCAATTGTCGAGGGTTCGATCCCCTTCTCCCGCTTTCGCGTAGTTCGTTGTGTGATGATGACTAGACTTGTCTGTTGCAAAAGACAAGTGAGATAAAGGGTGCAAGCCCCTCGCTACGCTTTGCGAGTGTACTCAAGTGGCCAACGAGGGCAGACTGTAAATCTGCTGGCATTTGCCTACGAAGGTTCGAATCCTTCCGCTCGCACTACATATCTTTGGTATTGTTGATATTGGATAGAAATGCGAACAGCACAGGGGTTCGATTCCCCTCGGCTCCATTCGGTTAGCGGCGTGGTAGGGACACGCAGTGTTGAGAAGACTCGTACCGGCGTAAAACAGTGTCCTGTATAGGACCGGCTTCAGAGTTCACATCTGAAGTAGATTCTGACAAAGCCGGGCAGAAGGTGATCTGGGCTAGCACTAATCCTTCCTAACCATTCTTACGGGGCTGAACTGGTTTCGACTGGCGCAAAGTATTGAAGAAGGAGATACCCGACACGGGTAACAAGTGTCGTAAATAAACAGTTGCAAATATGACTGCCAACAGAATGGCAATCGCCGCTTAAGCGGTGGGGTTTCCCGGTTTTCCCGCGACTGAAAAACCGGGTTTTTGTTTTTATACATACTACAGATTACTTTTCGTTTGAATCTTTCATGATGACATGACTTTTTGATTTTTCAAAGGAGAATGTCATGGGCAATTCACATTATTGTGAAACTTGTGCGAAGATTTGCGATGAAGCCAAAAAGAACTTAAAGAAATTAGAAAAGAAAGTACAGGTTTTAACTATAGTCTGTACTGCTAGTATCACTTTGCTCGGTGAGCAGGGTGCAAAAGCACTATATGATGCTATAACCACATTTAACAAAGTAACTGAGGTTGCAGAAAATGGGCAAAAAGAAGGTAAGCAAGAAAAAGACACAAACAAAAAAGACGAACCAAACAAACCTGGTCAAACTAAACTCGGTTTTGAAGGATGGCGTCCGTTTCGTCAAAAACATCTTTACGATACTCCAGAAAAAAATACAAGGGGTTATCAACTTAGCGACGAGTTGGCTCTGATAAAGAAACAACCAAAGGAAGAGAAGCAGCCAGAAATATCAGTTGTTGCTTCTCAATCAATCAATGTTCCGGTTGAACAAACTTTAAATTTAGTTCCATCAACTGAACAAAGATTGCCATTTCTTCCATTTCCAACCGATCCATACGCTGTATTTTTTACACCAAGCACATTACCATTCGATGTTTATAGCACAACTTTGGCGTTAGGAAACAATTATGGTTTTGGTGAGTATTATGGAATCGATACAGGATCATATATTCCATCAACACCAAGTTCAGGCACATTATCTGTATTTGCTATTGGTTCACTAATCAACACAAGAAAGAGAATCTAATGTTCAAGAAATTACTTGCAGCAGTACTCGCTATCACTCTATCTCCAGTTGCTAAAGCCGATTTAGTAAACGGTGGATTTGAAGATTATTCTGTATGGGGTTATGATTTTTACTCTGGTTCTTCTTCAACTGTAAACTGGGCAACAACCGCACCAGACAATTTACTAGAAATTTGGGAAAACGGATTTCTTGGAGTTCCTGCATATGAAGGAAACTCCTTTGCAGAGTTGAATGCAAATTATGCCTCCACTCTCTATCAAGATGTAAATGGGTTGGGAGATTTTAATCAAATAAATTGGCATTTTGCTCATCGTGGTCGAGATGGTACAGACACAATCCGTCTAACTATAACAGACTTGGGAACAGATCAGGCATGGGGTGGTGGTGATGACACCACAATCTATACTCAACAATTTTCTGCCGATAATACAGCATGGCAGGTTCACTATGGAACTATTACATCTATTGGCAATTTAACAAGATTTGCATTCGAAGCAGTTGATGCTGTTGGTGGAAATACACAAGGTAACTTTATCGATTATTGTGGTTTTGGAACAAATGTTGTAATACCGGCACCGGGTTCGGCCGCTTTAGTTGCAGTTGCTGCCATTTGTGGTTATAAAAAGAGAAGAAGATAAGTATTGAAAATATTGTAGTATCTGCTATAATAAACCCACTATGGCAAAACGCAAGTGGGACATCATTGATATGGAAGCAGAAGCGGAGGGTAATGCTTTCCGCAAACAAGTAACACACCAAATCGCAAAGCGTGGTATGGGTAAGCAAATCATCAAGCAACGGCGTATGCATCTTGATGGTACTTACGCCATTCAACGCAAACTCGTCAAGTGTGTGGAGAAGGAAGTATGAACTGTCAAACTTGCGGCTGTGAGATTCCAGCGGCTCGTCTAGAAGCACTACCTTACACAACAAAGTGTGTAAAGTGTTCTGATGCTAAACCCCTGGTCGGTTTTATGGATTGGTATCACAAGACTGCACCGGAACTCGTAATGGTTGATTCCGGTGACAAAGAAAACCTACGGAGAGCGCAACGAGTCTCCAACCGAGCCCGCTGAATAAGCGGGTTTTTTATTTAATAGTTACTTTGAAGCCTATTTTCTTGTCCGACGAAGTAACATATACTGTCTTGGTAGTTGTTCCAGACTGTATTGCAATGTACGAACTAGAAGAACCGGGTAATCCACTTTTTATAACATTATCTGTTATTTCAGTTATACCTTTTG